TAAAACTCCTTCAGGACTATTAATCAAACTACCTATACCATCTCTTGTGAATTGGTCTTGGTTTCTTGTAACTGTACCTCCTGATGTTGGAATATAACTTGTTGGATATGACTCTTCTACTTGTGCGCCCCAAATATAAATACCACTTGCAGGTATATCATCTACCCATATACCTTGTCCACCAGAACCATTATCTGCAGTTAATTCAAATCTTTGCCATTCAGTAGTAACATCTAATGTTGGAGAAGTAACAGTTAGATTAGGGTCTTTTAAAATAACATTTACTGTTCCTGTTACACTTTTTAAATATACCGACCTTGCAGCAACTCCTGTTATACTAATACTTGCCTTATAAATACCATCAGTTCCATTCCCTACAAGTTTAGTAGCATTGTAAGTTCCATCAGGACTTAATGTTTCGGTAGTATTATAGGTAGGAGTTATGTTTGATTGTTTAGTCCAATAACTTTGACTAAAATCACTCGAATAAGTCAAAAGATTAGTCCTCTGTGGCTCTGATAATATATGTGGACAACCTCCTCCTGTGTAGTCTATACGAGGTACGTTATCTCTTGTAACTTCTTTTACTGATACATTGTCTATTTTTGCATTTAATAAATTTGGTGCGCCTAATTTTCTTTTTACAGCAAAAGTTGCAGTTGCAGCAATAAAAGTAAAAGTATGTGTTCCTAATGTGTTTATTGATGGACTACCTGTTATAGTACCACCACCACCTTGTGCAAATTGTAAACTACCACTATCAATTGAAAGTAAATCAACAGAGGCTATATATGTTTTGCCTATTGTTAATAAACCTCCTTGTGATATGTAAATGTTTGAATTATCTGGACAATTAAACAAAGCATAACCATTCTCAATTGTTATGGTATCGTTGCCTGATTGCGTAACAGACCAATCACTATCTGTAGCAAAATCTCCATTAGTAACTAACTCATCTCCTATAACCTCAGCATAATTTACTAATCCATCTTCATCTACTCTTGTACCAGAAGTTGCTCTAGTAACATCCATATCTGCACCTGTAAACTCTCTAACTGATACATTATAAATATCACCATTAAAAGAAGATGGTCTAAATCTTAATTCAGTAGATGTTGCTATTCCTATGCTTTTATAAACTTCATTAGAACTTGTAGAACCCAATCCACTATTTAAAAGTTCTACTGAACCACTTACTCTATTTCTAATTTCATAAGAAAATTCATAAGTTTTGCCAACTTCTAATATAGCCTGTTTTAATTCTTGTGATGAGCCACTAGCACCATTACCGTGAGCAGCACCGCCACTTATAGTCCATACTGCTTCAATAGTCCATCCTGTATTACCTTGACTAAAATCTCCATTTACTACTAATTCGCTACCATAAGCAATAGTAGGTTTTACTGCAAATAAAGTTCCTGCCTTATATCCGTTAGGAGTTACTACTATACTAACATCATCTAATAAACTCATTCTATATTATTTAAAGTTGTTAATTGTGCTTCTAAACAAGCCTTAGCCTCAAATACTCCACCATCAGCAATAACTCTTGCTTTAAAGTCATTAGTTTGCTTTTGAACAGGAGTTAAATTTCCTTTATTGCTTGAAGGTAATGATATTCCTAGTGTTAATCTCATTCTTATATATTAATGGTTAGGATAACCAATTCCAATACCACTTGTCAAAGTTATGGCTGTGATATTAAGAAATAATGTGCTTCCTGCACTTATACTTTGTCCGTTTAAAGCTGTAATATTTGTAGCATTTCCTGCTATAGTTGTAATTACCGAATCAATTGGAAAAAATACACAATACCAATCTTTACTTGTTTGTGCGGCAGTTGTAAAAACTTCTGTTCCATTACCCTTCCCTAGCATCTCAAGGAATAGTGTGTTATCTGCAATATTTGTCCTCATCTTTTATCTATTTTTAATTGTTAAACTTATGTTTTCACTTAATTGATTTTCTAATAAATAGTTCATCAAATAAGTATGAGCTATTTTGCTTTCTAAAATTTTATCAGCATCTATACCTCTGTGTGTTCCTGTTAAAATACACCCTTTACTATCAGAAGGATAATTCCCACGATGAAAAAGGATGTATGACCTATCTTTTACATTCTCAACTAACAAGTGAATGTAATCTCTTGTAGCACTTTCTCTTGCTAATCTAACCCTACACTTGTACTCTCCTCTAGGGATACAAGATATGCTTTTTTGGTTATCTTTCCAAGCTAATTCTAAAGTATGCGAAATAAATTCTCCATTACAATAAAGCTTACCCATAACAGACTTATCTGAAAAATAATCTCTGATTAACAATAAGTTAGCCTTACCTGCCTTGTCCTCTATATTTCTTTTTATATCCATTTTGTGTTTTAGAAGCATTCTTAGAATGTATTCCTTTCCTTTTTTTATTAACTTTTTTATTATATCCACTTGCTTTTATCTTAGCCATTTTACTTTTTTAAAGAAAGTTTATAAAACTTATAGCAAGTAAAAACTATAGCTAAAGATGTTGATATTAACAATAAAATGTCATTACATTGACTTAAACTTAAACCTAATACCCCTCCATTTGCAAGTAAAACTTCTGTTGTGTCTTTCATTGTGTCTTTTATTGTATTTTTCATTAGCTTATTTGTGGTGTAAAAGTCATTGTCTGTATAGTTAAATTCATATATATACTTGACCCTGACGAATCTTTAATCATTGGAAATATAATATCTCCCTGTCTTATTAATGGTGTTGTTATTTCTGTTTGATTTATACTTACAAGCAAACTATTATTAGCTCCTCCTGTTACCTCAAACTCATCTATTATAGTAGGAACAACATTTGCTGTGGAAGAAGGACTAGGAGTAACCTTACATATAGCAATAACCACTACATTGGCAGTATTACTTGTAAGCCAACCATCAATAGATGATACGTTAGCATTTTCAGGAGCAACATAACCTTGACCCATTCTAAAAAAAGCTGAAGGAGATAAAGACCCTCCTGCTACAGTAGTGCTACCATAATCAACATCTATTAAAAATGGAGATTTATTATCAGCTACATCCTCTCCGTGTTGAAAGTTAGCAGTTCCTGTTGTGTATCCCTGCATTTTATAATTAGTTACACCCATTGTAGAACGAGCTGCCCACTGAAGCACACCATCTCTAGCGTCAGCACTTGAACCTGCACCTTTAGATAATACTGTTTCGTTATTAGCACTTTCGTAACCTAAAGGATTGTGCCTGTTAGCGTCTTGTAAATTTTTATGTTCGTTTGCAGCCATTTATATTATTTTAACAATTACAATTACAATTTGATTCTCCTTTTACATATGGATTTCCACAACTAAAACAACCATCTACACCATTATATCCATATATACTATCATAAAATATCATACCGTGATTTTTATAAGTATCACTCATACTTTTTGGTTTATTGTTTTCAAAAGTAGGATATAAACCTTTCTGGTCTGTAGAATTTAAAAAATCCATCATATCTCTTGAAAAAATCTCTGCTTTTCTGTATGTATCTTGCTTAAAAGTATTATAAGTGTCTTGACTTATAATTCTAGAAAACTCATCTGTATTATGAACCACTCCACTAGAAGATATGTTACTCATAATATCATTGACAACTTCAAATCTAACAAACCAAGACAAGCAATCTTCTAAATAATATTGCATAAACTCTTGATTTTGAGCAGTTAAAGTTCCATTGTCGTGCTGAAGCTTTAATTCTCCGTAAAACTTTTCTCCAAGCAAAGGTCTTATATGAGCAAGTTCTGCTAAAACAATAGTGTTTTCAGAAACTAAAATAGGGTCTGTATTTTTATTAGTAAAAGTTTTGTCAATAACCTCTCCTGCAGATACTAATGTTTTATATTGTTTAGTGTTAGCCATATACTATTGTTCTACTGTTATTTCTTTAGATTCATCTACTTCTCCATCTCCATCTTCATCTTTCTCAACAACTATTACCTCTCTGTCTGCAACAAACATATCCCCATCTTCTAGTAAAGGTAAGTCCTCGTCTATCAATGCTCTTTGCTCATTTATAGTAAGAACCTCTCTAATATCTACATCATTAGCATAAGAAATTGGTGGTTCGTAATGTATTCTTAAGTCTTTAGGGTCATATCCTAACTCATTGTATAGAACAGTTCTTATGCCATTTAACAGTAACTCAGAAGTATCTCTAATTACCGTAGTCATTACTAAGTCATAAGCAATTCTAATTTCACTTCCTGTGTTGTTCATCTTACCTGAACTAACAATACCTGAAAGTGATGGTTGCCATCTGTTTGCAGTTATAATATTTTGGTCAGTTATCTGTTGTAATTCTATCCAACTGCCTTCTTGGTCGTCTTTTATTATCTGTACATTAGCAGGAGACGTATCCCCATTTTTAACTATAAATAATATCTTACCATTATTTCCTTCTCCAACAAATTTCTTTTGCGCTTCTCTAACCATTGCTTGAGCTTCTTGCTCTCCCATATCTCCATTAATCTCAACTATTGCAGATGGCTGAAATCCATTTAAGAATTTAGTATGATTCCATTTACCTATTTCGTAATCCACACATATGTGCTCTAAAGCAGCAACATAGTCAGGAAGTCCATAAAAGTTAAATGTAGGTTCGTAATCTTTAAAATGAATTACAAACTTATTGTGTGCTACTCTAGGATATATAGGTATCCTTTTTATTTTTTTATCTTCATTCCAATACTTACACCAATCAGGGTTTACATAAACCTCTTTTTTAGTCTTGGACATTCTAACTGTTGTAGCATCTAAATGATACAAGTTTACACCACCATCATAAATAACGCACTCCATATAAGCGTTACCAAAAGTATAGTAGTCGTCAGCTAGTTTTTTAAATACATCTCTTAAAGATTCTTTATCTGCATTAACATCTTCAATAAATTCTCTTAAGGATTCATCTTCACAAACAAATTTAGCTCCACTTGTGAATACAGTTTTTTGAGCTAATACACTTCTATGTGTAGAAGATTTACGTTTTAATTCTGCTAAATACTGAGGAAATAGGTTATCATCACCAAAAGGAACCCAATCGTGATTAAGAGTTTTAAGGTCTTTTACTTCAGTAATACTTGGAGGTACAGTTAAGTCAAATACTCCAAATTCAAAAGTGTTAGTCTTTTGATTTTTTCTCTTTACTTGAGCTTTCTTTGGATTTTTTGCTAGTGCTTTTTTCATTTGATTTCTCTATTTTGTCTATACAATCTTTTATATTCAATTCTTCATAAGCATAAGCTAAATCAGCTTGGCTTAATTCTTTTCTAAAATCTACACTTTTTTTACCTACAAGTCTAACTCCCTTAACCAACTTGCTATTTACTTTATATTCTGCCATAGTTAAATATATATTTGTCAAAATTACACTTCTTTCTTTATTACAGTCGCACATAATCAAAAAGATATTAATAAGAAAGTGTTATTAACTAACACTCTCTTATAAATATATTGTTATTATGATGTTGTAGTTAATCCTAAACCATCAGAATCTATTGCTATAGTACCTGCATAGTTTCTAGGCGTTTCATACATCATACAACCTACAGTTACAGTTACTCCTATCTCATCAGAAAAAGCAGCTCCTGTTCCACCTTCAATAGACCTTAAAGTACAATACTGCTGAGTTCTTGAAGGCTTGTCTTGATTTTGTAAAGTGTTTGAAACTCCAATAACTTTATTACTTGCTTCACTAGCTGAAGGAGCTGTAGTGCCTGAAGTATTGTCATTGTTATCAATAACCATAACCATTAAGCAATCTCCACCTTCAAATGAATGAAGTTGTTTAAATTGTGCTGCAGTAAGTCCAGGTATAAACCAAGAAACTGCACAATCATAAGTAGTAAATTCTTTACCCTCATTTGTTGCTGAAATTGTTAAAGAAGATGATTCTATTCTGCTTTCATATACTCCCCATTCTGCAGGTTCAGCTGTTCCTGGTGTTGCTGAATCTTGTTTTATAAATGTTATATCGTGTTCAGTATCATCAAACTCAACTGTGTCAGTATCAATCCATTTTCTAATTGCTATAAATCTTGTACCTCCTACTGCTTGTAAGTCTGAACAATTTATTGCCATTCCATCTGCTATTGCCATTTTATTTTATTTTTTATATTATTATTAATTAAGATGTAGTAGACGTGCTTGTTGCAGTAAATAAATTTATAGTTCCTGTATATAATCTTGGAGCTTCCCATTGCTTACAGCCCATAGTTACAGTCCAACCATTATCATCATTATAAGCAGCTCCTGAAGCACCCTCTGCTCCTGTCATACTAGCATAAGTTTGATTTCTAAGAGTTGCTTTTTCATTACTATACTTTTGGCTTACACCTAATACATAATTTTTACCATTGTTTCCAACTGCAATTACCATCATACAAGTATCCATAAGTGATTGCAAAGCCGCTGCTTTAGAGTCATCCATCTCAGGCATCATAAAACTTAAAGCACATTCATAAGAAGTAGAACCATTTTCTTTAGCTGCAGTAACAGTTAGAGATGGTAATTCATTCTTAAACTCATAATTAAACCAAGTAGCATCAGAACCACCATTAGTAATGCTAGATATCGAGTGAGAAGTAGCACTATTTACATAAGTAATTGCATCTCCTGTTGCCCAAGTCCTAATAAGAATATTTCTTATCCCACCTGATGCTTGTAAATCATCACAAGCTATATTTATTCCATTTGTTATTGCCATTATTTATTGTTTTAAAAGTTAAAAAGTATTTAGGGTGAGATTGCTCCCACCCTATATACAATTAAATTAGTCTACTAACATAGAACCATTAACTAAAGAGTCCCAACCATATTGGAAGCCCATAGTAAATCCTGCTCTGATATAAACATTATCAGAAACTTCATCATAGAACATTTTCATTTCGTTCTCAGGAGAAGAAACATCAGTTCCAATAAGTAAGTTTTCTTTAGCAACATATATACAACCTGCTGTTGCGTCAATACCTGCAGTTGCTGCAGTAAATAATGCAGGGAAAGTTGCTCCTGCTAAAGTAGTTAAAGCTGTATCCCACTCATACATAGGAACTAACTCAATACCTCTGAAGTATAATCTTGTTTTACCTGACTGAGCTTCTGAATGTCCGTAATCAACTGCACCTGCCGAAGCAACTTGAGTTAATGCACTGTACCAAGCGTTATAGATGTTTGGAGTACAGAAAATTCTTTTCTCTGAAGCAGGTACTTGTTGTAATGCAGAAGAAGCTGTGTTAAATACATCTTCTAATACTAATACAGCATCTGCTGCAGGTAAAGTAGCTCCTACAGTAATATACTCAGCTGCTGCTGCACCTAAAGTCCCTGTTACTTCTCTTAATTGAGTTCCTGCATTAATAGCATTTCCTGCTGATAATTTTTTCCATAGTCCGTCTCCCATTGAGTCGTAAGTACAGTCAATAGCAATTACTCCTGCTGCTGTATCTCCTGCCCACATATTTCTAACCATATCAGACTGAATACCATTTCTTACTCTGTTTATGATTACTTCTGCTAATTGAGTTCCTGTCAAGTCAGGCATATTAACTCCATTTTTGTAAGACTCTACAATTACTGAATCTTTAAACTCTGTCCAACATTGAGTTTGTTTTACAGCCACATTTGATACTTCAATCTGCTTTTGAGTTACCGTGAATCCTGCAGGGTCGCAATTTGCGTTTACTGCAGTACATCCGTCATTTACAGCAGTAATACTGCTTAATGAAGGAGCCATAACTATATTTTGTTTGTATTTCACATTAGGGTAGATAGTATAATTTCTCATAATATCATCTGAGTGAAACATTGGTTCTAAAAGAATTTTAGAAGCGTAAGTACCGTTATATGCTAAAGTACCTCCCGCTTGTAATGCTACATTTGCCATTTTTTTGTTTTTTTAATTATTATTTTAAATTTATTTTAGCTAACATTCCATTCCAGAATTTAGCATCATTATCTTCTACTTTATTTTCTACTACTACTGCAGGGTCTCCGTCTGTAGAAATTTCAGTTCCCTTTGCATTTGCTTTACTTAATAAAGCATTAAGTCTTTCTACTTCTTCAGTTAGAGTTAATTTTTCTCCTTCTAATTCAGCAATAGACCCATTCATTGTAGTGATTTCTGTTTCTAAATTTGAAAATTTGTTTAAAATTTCAGCTTCATCTGCAATACTCACTTCAACTTCCGATTTAGCTTCAACAGTTTCAGAAGAATTATCATTTTTTACTTTAGCGATAATTTCTTCAACTTTACCATTGAACCAAGTTTTTAACTCATCAGTCATTTTTTTACTCTTTAGATTAATATTTAATTTATTTTTAATTTCTTCGTTTGTTATATTTTTAAACTTAGAAACATCATATTTGGCTGCTACTTTAATAGCATCCGAGATAGAGTCTATAAACCCAAGACTATATGCTTCTTCAGCATTTAACCAAGTTTCTTCGTCCATCATTTCTTTTACCTTATCATAAGGCATTTTAGTTTTCTTAACATATATATCAGCTATCTCATTACTAATTTTCT